TTCAACGTCCTCGTCAGCTCCTAGCCCCACCCTACACCCGTCAATCCAAAGCCCCGCGCTCCCATGCTCCAGCGCACACTCTCGGTACGTCTTACCCCGCGGCTTGCGGGCCAGGATGATCGGTTCGTAGGCTGGCTTTAGGGCTGTCCCGTAGCCGTCCCAGGTCTGGGCGGCTGGTGTGGTAAAGCGTACCTTGCCGACGCGCTCCTTCTCTGTGTAATCCCTTGGGCGGTATCCTTGTTCCGCCTGTGCTTTGTGATAACCTATTCGCCCCTCTAGCTTCTCACCGTCAAGCTCATTCCACTTTGACCAATCGGCTGTACCAAGAAGTGCCTTACCTTCAATGCCCTTAGCTATATTGTATGATTTGGGGAATCCCGACCCGTACATGTACATCAGCGTATCATACACTTCCCACCCCGCATCCTCCAACCCACACGCCAGGCGGTGCGATGTCCGCGTCCCACCAAAGAACAGGCCCACCGCGCCAGGGACACAAACCCGTAATAGCTCCGTGGCCCACTCTGTCACCCATGCCTGATAGTCGGCATTGCTCTTGAACTCGTCCCAATCCTTGCCCATGAAGGCGAGGCCATAAGGCGGATCGGACAATACCGCCGTCACACTCTCGTCAGGTATCTCGTGCAGGTGATTGCCGCAATCCCCACCACTATCGAGTTCTCAGCATACGGCCCTATCATATCACCCCACCCGCAATCGCCTGTGCCACCTTGTCCAGCGCCTCAGAGAAGAAGTTGCTCACGATCGGACACATCTCCTCCGCCACGCTCTTTTCCGTCCACCACCGCCCCATGTGCAGCGCCACCTGGCTCTCGTGGCCGATGACGTAAGGTGCATAATCCAGCGCGGTGTACACCCTGCCTTCCCCCGATGCGCCGAACGGCTTGACCGTAAACTGAATGGAGTCCCTCAGCGTGAAGGTGCGAATGTAGGTGCTGCCAGAGGGCTTTGGCGGATAGGATTGGGTGTATCGTGACAGCCGTTGGTGCACCACTTTAGTGCTCTCGGTCAGCGCCTCGTTCGCCAACTTCTGCACCGGGGCCTTGTCCAGCCTGCTGAGCAGCGCGTCGAGACCCCGTATCTCCATTACAACCGCGTCAGCCATGCCACCCTCACCTGTCCAGCATATCCCACCTGATGAACGCCGACAATCCTTCGTCCACCTGCTTGTAGCGATCAATAATTGCCTTTGCCTCAGCCGGCAGCGCATGATAGTACAGGATGCCAGCATCAGGCGATCCTACCGTGTCCGTCCACTTCGTAGCGCCTCGATGGTACAGCCGCGCCACAATGATCCCACACAGAGTCTCGATGTCGTCGGGAGGGACGTATCGGGAGATAGCGGTAGTCTTGGTGTGGGCCGCCTCGATCGTGCCTCCCTGCGCCCTGATCACCGTCACCGTGTCGTTGGGCGACCCGACGGTCACCACCGAGGCAAACAGTTGCTCCGTGCCAATCAACAACATCCAGCCCGTCTCGATGAGGCCCGTAAGCACGGTCAAGCTGGTGCCGCCGATAGCCAGGGTGGGATCGTTAAGCACCGTCGCACCTGTAGCCTCGGTATCATCAGACCAGCCCCATACTCCCACGATCTTGTTGGCCTTCAGCGGCGTGCCAGACCACTCCAGGTTTGTCACGGCCCCATTGGGGTCCATGACGATCCTATTGTAAGGGGAAGTGTAAACGTTACGATTCTTGGCCGGCACGTGCTGCACCAGGTGAAAGTCAGTCCCCTCTACCGGCGTCGTGCCTTCGTTGTTCGTGGTAAACGTTGTTACAGATAGCAGCCACGGTGCGATGTCCAGAATGGTGTCATCGTTGGGGTGGTCAAAGTAGTAGGTAGCAATGACCGGGTAAAACCAACAGCCTAGCTCCTCCTCGATCCAGTGAGACGCCTTGCGGATCAGGTCCTTCAGGCGAGTGTCCTGGCCCGTTTGCCCGGACGCAATGGACACAGGGTCTCGTTTAGCGGCCTCCAGGCTTATGTAACGTCGGTAAGTTCGCGTTGTCATCGCTCGTCCCGCTCTTAATCTTCCCACTCCACGCCCATGCTCAACCCCCCACAAAAATGCGACCCGATGTGGCCCTTCGGCAGCATACACCTGATGGCGGCTTGCCTCGGATGTCGCGCGTCACAAAAGCACGGCGGAGGAGGCTTTACGGGCGCTTCGGGAGCCTCGCCGGCCTGGGAGTTCGTCGTCATGCCGCTCCCTCACCCCCCGCAAACGCCCCACCTATGATCTCGTCAAACTCCTCCTCGCTGACTGTCTCCCCCGCGAACTTCAGGAGCAGCCGCGTTGCCAACTTGCGGAATGCCTTCGAGGGCCCCACCACGTTCTGCAACCGCTCCAACGCCTCTGTGATCTGACCCGCCGCCTGGCTCAATAACACGTTGTCCTCTGGCGCAATGTCGGGCAAGCCAATCTCTATTTCAGCCAGGGTCACGAGCTTGCCCTTTTTCAGCCCCAGCACGACTGCTCTGTTCCAGGCATGAACGACGACGTCGGCCAGGACATAGCCAAAGTAGCTCTGACGCCGCAGCAGAAACCGCCGCCGCAGCTCCCCCATCTCTGTGGCGCTGGCCAGGTTGCCTGTTTCAGGCTCGCCCATGTCCAGCAAACTCACGCCAGGGCCACCCGCCACGATCATCTTGCGGATGGCGCGTCCGTCTTGCTCTGCATCCGCAGCCTTGATGGACGGCGTGACGGCCTCCCACTCCTCAGAATCACGATCCACCACCAGCACCGTGCCGGACTCAGGCGTGCTTTCATATTGCTTCTTCTTGTCCTTGACGAGGTGGCCGGTGACCTTGACGATCCACAAATAGACCCGCATTGCTGCATTGAGCCTGACCCGATCCTCCAGCCAGCCCTTGTACCGCTTCAGCCAGAGGAGGATGGGGGCTAAATCGGACTCTCCCCGGACGTGGCCGATGGGCCTATTCACGGCGTAGTGGAGCATGACAGGCAGGATCTTGCCATTATTGTCATTATTGCCGTCGTTGTTCCGCGTCTCCTGGGGCACAGCGCGAGGATGATACCACACAGGCCCCTCTTCCCCTATCACACTGGACACTTCATGATAGGCGGTCTCTGCCTCGTAGTCGCCCTCTCGCCAGTCGATCTTCTCGATCCGACTGGCCGGCACGACCCGCACGTAGGACATACCATCAGCAGAGTTTGTATGCAACGTGGGAAACAACTCGCCAGACCTGCTTAATTCGTCGCACCAATCAGGCTGGCGCATCATGAGCACGTTCTCGGGGTGATCCACAAACTCCTTGATGAATGCGTTGAAGCGACGGTTGCGGCTGCGGAACGTAACACCAGTGCCGCCGACCACGTAGGCGGTGGTGAGGCCAATCAGCCGCCGAGCCAGCGGGTTTTGTCGCCAGGCGGTAAGGGCATCCTTGAATTCCTCGCTGAGCTCGTGCCAGGATTTGTCCAGACTGGTGCCGGCGGGTTGGAAGAGTACCAGCCCATCAGCGGGCTTACCCACGTCGACAGCAATGACCTGGGCCAGCCGGGCTCGCACGCTCCTGATCCACTCAGTGATAAGTTGCGTAAATCGTTGGTACCAATGCATTAGAACCCGCCTCTGTCCATTTCTGCTATCACGTCAACAGGCTCGATGATTGCTGATTCTCCCGTGCCGATGTGCTCCGTCCACCAGGCCAGCACTACCGCGTCACCCACATCGGGGCTGCGCCCCAGGCGCTTGCGGATCTGCTCTTTATCCTCTACCTGGAGCTTGCCTGCGGAGGTGTAGCTATACCGAGGCGCTACCAGGTCGCCTGTCAAGTCGTCGTCGGAGGGCAACGCGATCACGCCTTCCATCAAACGCTCCCGCATCCCCCACCAGGCCGACGCCCGCACGTTCAGCATCTCCACCTCGCCGCTGGCGTCCGTCCTGTTGGTGCCGGCCCCGAAGTTCACTCCCACCGCATGACAGCCCTGTTCCCTGAGCCGGTCCACTACCCCGGCGCCGATGCCAATCACGTCTATCTGCGCCACGTCGTTGCCCAACACCACCTTGATGCGCCCTGCCGTCTCCATCGTGCTTTTCTGTCCCCACTTGTCCAGGGAGACCAATACGTCGCCGATGCGCTCAGCGATGCAGCTCTTGTCTGTGCCATATCGGGTCACGTCTACGCCCAGGATGCGCCTGCCTTCAGGTCGAGGCTTGCCCGCTTCCGCCCACTCCCGCCACCGCTCATTAGCCGCTTCTACCAGCGCCAGGGAGATGATGGCCGATTCCTCGTCGGCGGCGAACTCCCCCAACACGCGCTGCTGGTAAACGGAGCTTTCCTCACCCCATTGCTGCCTGCGTGCTTCGGCCCACGCCCTACTGACCATGCCTGCCTCTATGGCCTCCTCCAGGGAGATGTGTCTCGTCCACCAGTCCTCGTAGCCAGGCTTGCGGGCGTGAATGTCGTAGAACCTGCCCATCGGTGTGCCTGGGGTGGAGATGGCCAGCGCGTGGCAATCGCCCGAAGCAAACGCGCCCTCCGCTGCATCCCACGTCGCAGCAGGGATGGCCTTGGCCTCGTCGAAGCAGTAGAGGAGTTGGGCTGCGTGCGCCCCCTCGATGGTTACTGCATCGGCGCAGGCCACCGCGAACGCCTCAGATCCACCCCAGGCCGGCTTCAGGGCCAGGTACAAGAGCTCGTCACGGGTGAAAGGCGGTCGGCCCACCTTGCCCCAGTCCATCCGCCGCGCCCACTTGCGGATCTCCGGCCAGAGAAATTTCGAGAGTTGGCGCCAGGCAGAGGCCGTGGT